AAGATTCATGATGCGCAATCCTTCTAATACCTGTTCACCAATATCAGAATATTCAACGAGTTCATACTCTAACTGTTCTAACTGATCTTGGGAGATAGTATCAGCACTTTGCTCTTTAGGATTGTACTTAGTATTTAGAGCGGTTCCCTTGCTTTGCTCATCACGCACACCGGCCATTACTCGTTCACCATCATCATCCTCATCTGAGGTTATGACACCGGTTAACGCAGCATAGGAGTATCTCTTTAAATAAGTAATGCAAGAACCCAGAGACTGAATATCATTCTTGATAGGAAGTATACGCATTTGAGTACTTATAAACTGCCCCGAAGAATGAGCTAGAATGCAATGAAGTACATTTTGGCCATTATCGTTCGGTAGAATCTGATGTATTACGCTCAGGCCATATTTGGTGAGCGCAGGACGTGATGCACGAACAATCTCAGCGAAATCTGCGTAACGAGATTTGAAGTAAGGATTCTCTGAAGATAGTCCCGCAGTTCTCATTTCAGATTGTGCTTTAGCAAGTGCAGAAAACAGCTCTTTTAGATCTGGAGACCGACTTGGCATCGGGGTATAATTTTCACAGGATATATCGTCTACTAAAGAATACTCTTTGTTATTTTCCATAGCGCCTCTCTGCTATACATGTGTCTATTTATTATAACATATTATTAAAAATCGTTCCAGTAGCTTGCATATTCAATAGCATAAAGTAATATTAGTGCATTGAAATAAAAAGAGAGCCCCGATTTCTCAGGACTCTCAAAGATCGAAGCAAGAAAGGAGTTCAGCTCAAACTTACAACGATCCTGTGTCAATCAGACTAGAGAAAGACATCTAATCTGAAGGATTGGTAGTAGCCTCTGTGAAAGCCACAACACAACACAACGTTAACAGCGAGCGAAGCGAAGCGCAACGTTAACACCCTTTAACAGCGTTAACGACGTTATTAACAACGAAAGCCTATATGAAAATACAATGCCGTCAAGTACTTAACAATCCAGACGAATTCTTCAAGGGTCTTTGTTGGACCAAGTATAAAGTTTTAGAGAAGTATCTCAGTTACGCTTCCACTTGCAAGTCAGTTTACATATCACAGCAGACCATAGCAGATTCTATTGGTATTCATCGTCGCTCAGTCAATCTAATAATAAAGTATTTTGAAAGTATCGGCGTTCTAGTAATCAAACATCGTTTCAATGCATCAAATATTACCTCTCTTTCTTCATGGTGGGCACTGTCTTCTGTACAAAAAGCAATGAGAAAGTGGTTTAAGCAGGTTCCTAAGAATATTGCGATTCTTACGCTACTTTTTGGCTCCAATATCACTCTATTCAGCACAAAAAAAGCTATTTTGAATTCTCCTCTTTATAAAAAGGACCCTCAAATGGAGAAAAAAGCGGCGCAAGTGAGGGGGATACGAAAAGCGCTGGTTGCGAGAGGGGTAAGTTGGGAGCGAGACGTGTACAATTTATTCGCATTTGGGGAAGATGTGCTTGAGCATGTGAGTGAAAAGATGAAATACTCTACAAAACTGAGGGATCCGTTTGGGTTCATGATGAGTTTATGCATTAAACATTGCCAGTGGAATTCGATAACGGTTGATTGGAGTTTGGTGGAGAAGGCGAAAGAGCTGAAGCTGCTGGACAATGTTGTGGTGAGAACGGTGGTCAACGGTGGAACAGCGCAGGATAGCACAAATACGACAGTAGCACCACGAAAGCCCATATCCCAAGCAGAATATCGTGAAAGACGGGATTTGGTCATGGAAAAAGGTGACCGTAAGCATCTGGCTTCGTTACGGAAGGTACAGAAAAGAAAATGGACAGAGCGGTTGGAGAAGGAAGATCCGTCTAGCGTTTACGCTGAAGCGTTGAGAGAGATGTTAGCGAGATTGGAAGCAGTATGAAGAAAAAGTTTATCGTTATGGGTGAACCAAGCAAATTGGTGAGAGCGCGACTCAGCAAGAGCAGGCAGTGGGACTCTTTTGCAGAAGCACAACATAGATGGCATAGCGTATTTGAGGATCAGCATGGTGGAGAGCGTCTCTTTGCAGGTCCTCTGAAGATGGAGATAAAGTTTGTGCTTGGATTTCAGGATAGTATTAGCGTTTATAAACGAACAGAAAAAGAGGGAGACTTTTTTTCTAATAGACCTTCTATGAGCTTACTTATTAGATCTATAGAAGATGTATGTCTCGAAAGTCTCTACCTTGAAGAAGGTATGATAGTTATCACTGAAGCATTTAAAGTGTATGGTATGGAGCCACGGACAGAGATAACCATTACTGAGGTTAAAATAGATGAAAAGAAACAGCAGTAAGAAAGAACCAACAACGGGTAAGATAAACCCTCAAAGTAACCAGAAACCTTCTAAGAAGCCAAAAGTTGTGCTATTCGAAGAATATCAGTGCATGAGCAGTTGGCGTATGAAGCCAGTAACTGAAACAACAATATCACGATTGGCAGAAGCGGGAATTCAGTGGGCAATAACCGATGAGCGTGCAATAAAGATAAATCAGTTCTTGCAGATGAATGGGATTCACCGCACACAGTGGGAACGATGGAAAGACAATTTTCCCCTGTTGCAGAAAGCATCTGATTATATGGTAATGGTATTGGGTAACAGAAGAGAGCTTGGTTTGCTTGAGCGTAAATATGAACCGGGATCAACGACATACATGATGCCGCACTATGATGAGGACTGGCATAAGATAGTGGAATGGCGCTCATCTTTGGTCAAAAAAGATAGTGATAGTGGTAAGGTTACGGAGCGGTATATTGTGATACCAGAAATTAAGGTGATGGATAGTGATAAGGAGACAGCATGATACTCATGATTTTGTTGAATATATTTATGAGTACTAATATACAGATTAAAGAGACGCAGATGAGAATGTCCTGCGTTGGATTACCAAGTCCTGTAGAGACGGTGCGTATCTATTTTGTGAATGATATGACTGGTTTTCATAGGGTTATACAACTTACCCATCACTCTGATGATTGGAAGATAGACAATTACAACAGTAGAGATAACAAGAAAGAGTTTGATGCTCTCATTCGTCACTATATTCGAGGGTGTAGAATGGCGCAGCAGAATGGTGGATTCCATATAGAAAGAAGCGTATCTACTGAAGGATTGAGATTAATGGCGCATAGTAAGCTATAATTTGAGAAGAGTAATAATGAGTTTAGCAACACAAATAACGCTAAATAAGTTTAAACCACGTTCGTATCAGATCCCTATAATGGATGCGATAGAAGTTAAGAAGTTTAAGCGGGTACTTGCTATAATGCCACGTCGGGCTGGTAAGGATCTGACCGCATTTAACATATGTATTCGTGAGTGCTTGCGGAAGGTTTGTGTTATCTATTACATATTTCCTACTTATTCGCAGGGTAAGAAGGTTATATGGGACTCAATTACTAATAGCGGCGACCGTATATTGGATTATATTCCGGATGAACTTGTTTTCAGTAAGAATTCTCAGGAGATGAAGATAAGGTTTACTAATGGTTCTCTGCTTCAGATAGTTGGAAGTGACAATTATGATAGCTTGATGGGTACTAACCCGCAGGGTGTTGTGTTCTCAGAGTATGCGCTCCAAGATCCGCGTGCTTATCAGTTCATTCGCCCTATATTGACTGCGAATGATGGGTGGGCCTTGTTTATCAGTACTCCTCGGGGTAAGAACCATCTATGGGATCTCTATCAGATCGCAATAAATTCACCAGAAACATGGTTCTGCACAAAGCTTACCCTTGATGATACGAAGCACATTCCCCAGAGAGAGATTGACAAGGAGCGCGCAGAAGGAATAATGTCAGAAGATCTTATCCAGCAGGAATATCATACAAGTTTTAATATGGGAGTAGAGGGTGCCTACTACACAAAATATATTGATCGTATGCGTATTGATGGCCGTATCGGTGATGTGCCATGGGAGGTCGCCTTTAAGGTTAATACCTCATGGGATATTGGAGTCCGGGACTCAACCACCATTATTTTCTTTCAATCCATCGGACAAACGGTTCGAATCATTGACTGTTACGAGAACACCAAAGAAGGGCTTGAGCATTACGTTAAAGTACTCGAAAGCAAACCTTACTCCTATGGAAGACACATTGCACCTCATGACATCCAAGTAAAAGAGTGGGGCAATGGGCTCACTCGGTTAGAAAAGGCTCGGCAGCTTGGTATAAAGTTTACAGTGGCTCCTGATTTCTCAATAGTAGATGGTATAGAGGCGGTCAGAACGACGCTGGGGAAAGTGTGGATAGATTCAACAAAGGCATTGCCGTTCCTCAAGGCAATTGAAAACTATAGGCAGGAATACGATGCAAAAAAGAGAGTCTATAAAACCGTACCTCTTCACAATTGGTCTTCTCACTTTGCTGACGCTATGCGTTATCTCTGTATTTCGCTACCAAGAACAACAGATGGCCTTAGCGCTGAACAACTCGATAAAAGATACCAAGAGACAGTTATGGGTGCAGGAGCGGGACTCCCTGCTATGTTTAGAGACGATACTAGACACTACTGACCTTGAAGATGATTGGTTTGACTATGAGGTACTTCTATGATTATCAGTTGCAGACAGTTGGCCTCTATTAATAATGCTATTAATAATGCTATTAAGAATGCTATTAAGAAAGTAGTTATATGAAACATTTCCAACGTATGAAGTTTCCATTTACTGTTCCCATGGATGAAGTAGTTATGGCTAATCTAAAGGCATTAGCTAAACAGCAGGGAGTTGCTGTTGCGCTCCTTATACGTGAGGCGATAAGAAAGGTTTATCCCGAGACGGAAGATCTTCCTGGTAAAGATCATCCCTATAATAAAGAAGCACGATAGTGATTGAGCATAAAGAGTCTTTGCTATGAAATCACATCTCATGAGCAACGTTATTGATTATTCTAAAGTGTTTGAGGAGCCTATGAGAACTATGTTTGAGCCCCAGGTATTAAGCATGAGATTGGAAAAAGGAATCATACACCGCTTGCGTGAAAAGTCCGTTAAAGATTCTGTTCGCACTAACTCTCACGTATCGGTAGCTTCATTAGTAATAGAAGCTTTGAAGAAAGTTTATCCGGAACTATTTGCTCCGTAATAAGAACTACTATAATATCAACTATGTATTTTCCTTTTTTTGAACAGACTATCGGGCTTCTTCATTCTCCCGATAGTCTTTGCTTTAAACTCTTACATACTTTCCAACTAGTTCTTCAAACCGTGCTATTATTGCTTGTTCAATTTCTTGTGCGATCGTGTTGTTAATTGGGTAAAAAACGTTAAAATTAGATTTTGTACTTTGCCGCGTGGGATATGAAAGGCGATACCCTCCCTGAGGTCGTGTTATGATGCCTATTGAGCCCAGGTAAAAACAGTTGTCATATACCAGGCTTGCAATACCCACAAGCCCATTATTTGGTTTCAGTGGTACAATCTCGATCTCGCTTATGCGGTTCCGCATTGGCGTTTCCTTTTGTTACATTGTCTTCGTGATGCCATTCAAATAAAATCGCAAAAAAGTCTGTGACCATTTTTTCATCGCTTGTTTGCGGAGAGTATTTCTTTTCAGTGGAAATGCGACTACTTAAAGTTACACTTGTTTTTGAGTTAACTTCTTTCCATAATTGTTTAATTTACTCCGTAATAAGAACTATTATAATATCAACTATGTATTTTCCTTTTTTTGAACAGACTATCGGGCTTCTTCATTCTCCCGATAGTCTTTGCTTTAAACTCTTACATAATGACCCCCTGCACAGGTGATACTTAGGTGTGTATATAAAAGGAGGCACTATGAATATTCTTCTGTTTGTTGCTCTCTACTGTATTCTTTGCGTGTCCGCAATAATAATTCTTGGTTCAAAAATAAATAACGATACAGAGTAGGTGTCAGTCCTAAACTTTAAACTACGATGGATTCTTGCAATAGAAGGATGCGATTCGTAGACTGAGCATAGCCTTTAAAAAAAGGGGGTGTGCCATTTTATTCCCACAATTAGGACCTCAATATTATGATGAGAAAGACAAGGGAATGCTTTCACGCATGGAAGCATTTTATGCCGAGTCTATTACGGTAAATCAGTCATTCTGGGGTGAGGCTGATACGGACACTCGTTTTGAAAGCGGTGATCAGTCGGTATGGAACGACATCTATGGTAATCTGCCCTCTAACCGAAGGAGAAATTTCTCCTTCAATAGGATTAGACGGGTAATACAGATGATTAGTGGTCATCAACGCCGTAATCGTAAATCAACGATAGTGATACCCATAGAGAATGCTGATAGTCAAACCGCTGATCAGTTTACTAAAGTGCTCAACTGGACTAATCGCCAGGAGGGGATATTAGAGACGATATCTGAATCCTTTCAAGGCTCTTTGATTACCGGTATGAATCTGTTGCAGGTATGGCTCGACTTCAGGTCAGATCCAGTGTCTGGCAATATACGGGTTGATAACTGTAGCTATAACAGCTTTCTCATAGACCCTTATTTCCGTAAGTCTGATCTATCTGATTGTAATGCATTGTGGAAACGATCATTTATCAATAAACGAGAAGCGCTCTCTCTTTTGCCCGATAAGGTTGAAGAGATATTGAGTCTGTATGGACAGGATAACCGTGATTCAAAATTCCAATTCATGCCAGAAAATTATGCGTTTTCTGGGCTTAAAAATCTTCTTACCTATGATGAGTTTTACTATCGTGACTATCGTACTCAGCGGATGCTTATTGACTCCCAAACCGGTGAGACGACCGAGTGGCGTGGTAATGATGAAGAAAAACTTAAATACTTCATGCAGTCTTATCCTTCTATTACCGTTGTAGAGCAGGAAGTTTCTACGGTTAGAGTGGCACTAGTGTTACAAGGAAAGGTAATGTATGATGGCCCTAATCCTCTTGGTGTTGATAGTTATCCATTCGTTCCCGTTTGGGCTTATTACAGACCTGAAATGCCCTATTTCCCACTGCGAATTCAAGGGGTCGTACGAGGACTTAGAGATGCGCAGTATCTCTATAATAGACGACGTATTATCGAACTCAACATCCTTGAATCACAGGTTTCTTCTGGTTGGAAATATAAAGAAAATGCGCTCGTTAATCCTAAAGATGTGTTTCTGCAAGGAGAAGGTAAAGGGATTGCTTTAAAAGATGAAGCACAGATGACCGATGTCGAACAGATTCTTCCACCACAGATTCCACCATCAATGATTCAACTATCGGAACTCCTAGCGCAAGAAATTACCCAAATTTCTGGTGTCAATGAAGAACTACTCGGTAGCAGTCAAGACGACAAAGCAGGAATTCTTTCCATGCTCAGACAAGGTGCTGGATTGACTACTTTGCAATCATTATTCGACAATCTAGATCATGCACAGAAACATCTTGGTGAGATTATGGTTGAAGTGATTCAGAATAATTTCACACCGGGTAAAATTAAAAAGATATTAGAAGGCCAAGAGCCTGAAAAGCAGTTTTATGATAAATCGTTTGGTAAGTATGGCTGTGCTGTTGAAGAAGGTCTAAATACCACTACACAAAAACAGATGCAGTTTGCTCAACTGTTACAGCTACGGGAAGCTGGTGTTCCAGTACCTGATGATATTCTTCTTGATGCAGCTACCATTCAAAATAAGAGCAAGCTACTTCAATCTATCCAACAGATACAGCAGCAACAGCAACAGATGCAGCAGCAGCAAATGCAGTCCTCTATGCAAGAACAGAAAGCACGTACCGATCTTGCACATGCACGCGCAGAAGCGGATCGTGGTCTTGGTGCTGAACGTATAAGCCGTATTGATGAAAATAGAGCCCTTGCTGAAGAACGAAGAGCAGCAGCAATACGTGATTCAGATATAGGGTTGTTGAACTTAATTAAAGCAGTTAAAGAGGTTGATAGTGTCGACATAGCACAGATAGAAAAGCTTATGTCCCTATCATCTATTCTTAAACAGCAAGAGGCGATTATTTCTAATAAGGACCAAGCTCCACCAACACCTAATTTGGTAGGGGGAGACACAGGTCAAGCACAGAATCTAGGCCCTATGCAGAATGTGTCTGCAGGGTAGTTAGAGGTTAAACCTTGCCTCGTAAGGGGCAGTTGCTACCAAGGAAATGTTATGGCAAAAAAACGACATTACGATAGCGGATCACGCGCTCATATGAGAATGGGCCAAGAAGATGGTCCAGCAATAGTAAGCCCAGGACCAGCAATGGTCGATGAAGGTAATTATTCTGGTGAGAAGGCACGTAGAATGATGGAAATGCATGATGCTGGTATGATCCATGAAGATCGTTCTGCCATCGCTAACCTTCCTCAAAATGTTATGATAAAGCCTTATCCAAAGATGACTAATTATCTTCCTGAAGACCTTGACGACACTATACGTGCTGTTGATGGACAGATGGATCTTGATAATTCCCAGCGTCGTCGTAACTTCATGCCAAAAAAGGTATAACATGCCAGTCATGCCTCGCCTTAAGGGAAAATCTACTAAGATAGCATGGGCTATCCTAGGGAAACCATTGGCTATGCAGGAACAGAAGAAGTCTGGACTTCAAGCGAAGATAGACAAGCAACTTATATTTGAAGAGACTACTCGCGTTAGATAGTGTCCGTACAACTCCCCAGAGAGATAGAAAGCAGAGATTCCCTCTATCTCTCTGAGTATTCGTCATACACAAACTAGGGCATGGACGTAAAAAAATGAATAGCTTTCTATAGCCATGCCCTTTTATAAGGATGATTATGATAAAACAAAATGACCCAAGGAGATGGCAGGAACGTGCCGATGCCCGCATGGTACAAGAAGACCATACTGCTATGGCAAACCTGTCTCCGGTCGAATTTCAACGTGAAATTCCTCACCATGATTTAACTTATGGGCCTGGCGACTCCCCATATGGCCCCCGTGCACAATTTGCAGAGTTAAAGATGGCATTTTTTGATGGTGTAAAAGGAAGACGTTAATGAAAAAGAAGAAGGTTACCGTTGCTAAGGGAGTTAGGGTAGCACGTGGTGTAGAGTCAAAGATGCGCAAGAAAAAGGGATCTTCTTCGGCAGGTAAATATAAAAATGTGAAGAAGAAGGATTTTGCTGGAAACTCTGGAGGAGCTTCTAAGTATTCATTTCCCATTCCTGATCTTGCCCATGCTCGTAATGCATTAGCACGCGCTCACTTTGCACCAAATCCTGCTGGAATAAAAGAAAAAGTATATAAGATGTATCCCGAACTAAAAAAACGGGTAGCAAAAAGAAAATCAAAAAAATAGGACCGTTATGAAAAAAGCAATGTGTTCCAAGTGCAGCAAGATGAAAGCTAAAAAAAAGATGCCTGCTGCTAAGAAAAAAGTAGAAAAAGTGATGAAAGAATATAAAGAAGGCAAGTTGCATAGTGGCAGCAAAAAGGGACCTAAGGTTTCTAATAGAAAACAGGCTGTTGCGATTGCTCTTTCTGAAGCACGAAAATCTAAAAAGAAAAAATAGACCCTTTACTATGCAGAGACGCAAGAAGTATAAATACCCTTGCGTCTCTGCATTCTGTGCTACGGAGCTAAGTAGGGAATTGCAGTGAGGACACCCAACCACAGGTGTCCCTTTTTTATTGCCAACTACAGAATCCCATGGGGACCCTGACGATAGCACAGAATATTTTATAGATGATTATTTCTTTCATCAGTTACGTATATTGGCCCACCAATAGGTACTAATCCCTTAAAGATGCCCAAACTTAAACTGATAATGCCTGCTATGCTGGGATACATTTCCCGCGTTTTAATCATCATTTTAGCTATGATCGGATCAGTATTAATATCTAAACCTTCCCAGGTAATATTTTCAATGTTGTTATGATGGGGATTGTGCAGACTATTAAGATTCCCGGTCATAAGAGAAGTAGCACAAAATGCTGCTTTAAAAATAATGAATTGTGGTGCAATCATCATTTATTCATCTTCTCTGAAGTAAATCTTTTTTAATAATAAATGCCAGGTTAGGGCAAACAGAATGAACGCAATAATATTGTGCATAAAACCACTCATAAGATCCATATTATTTATCCTTAAATATGTAAAATTTAAAAATATATGAAATAAGAAATATTATTATGAGAAGTATATATATTTCATGCCAATGCCATTCGACCATATTTGTTACCTCTTAATAAATATTAAACTGGACCAGTTATTACACCACCAACGATACCACCAGCTACCGATAGGGGAACACTTAATGCTTCAACAAAAGGAGTTAATGCATGAGTCAGTCCAGTATATACAGCACCCCCAGCTATCGGTGTAGCAAAAAAGCTTACAATCGAGCCAATCCCAAAGAATATTCCTTGCGCCGCTATATGTACTGCTGATTTAACAACTACTGCGCCCACAAGTGCTCCCACAGGACCACCACCATTTAATCGCCCTTGCAATTTCAGTGAATAGTCTTCACTATTGGACATCTTATTAACTGAAAGATACGCACCAGCTGTAACAAGCTTATTTAGTTTGTTGTTAGAGATATTGCGTAGCTCTTTATCCATTAAATGCGGTTGAATAATTTTGTTACTACTATCGCTATGTTTAACTACAAAGCCGCTTTTATCACCGTGATGCAATGAAATATTGCCAAGTCGTTGAGGTATAAAGAGAGCTTTTTTATCAATTGGTGACAGTTCGCTCGCACAAATAAAACTATAAGATACAATAGCCGTAATAATAGCTAAAGCATTAACTTTTTTACATAACATAGACTAATTCCTACATGATTATTTTAAACTATTAGTAACATAAATATACAAGAATGATTAAATATTAAGACATTCGTGGATGTATCATAAAGATATCCTTGTGGTTATGATGTTAAAAGTCACCGCTGCTTCAGGCCCTTTGTCGCTTTATTTTCGCTAGGGCTTACGACCAACCAACTCAATTGTTATTAACATAATATAAATTGCAAAAGTTGCAAGTACAATTTATAAATTGGGAGTAAAAGTATAAAAATATTTGATGGGCGACAATTGCGTGCCCCGAACGTGCTGATTGGCAGTGGATGCATGTGCATTCATATAGAACTCCTCTTTTATGAAAAACTTCTATATGAATGAGCCTACAGAGAGAGGAGTGCAGCTATGTGTAGTTAATAGTGCAGCTAACGGTGCAGCTAACGGTGCAGCGAAGAGCGAGAAACTCCGATTTTTACGCCACAAATACAGCTTATTTTTTTGTATAATTTTACTGAAACAATCCACTTATAAATTGGGAGTAAAAGTATAAAAATATTTGATATACTGCCTTGTGTATTGCAATATATAAAAAGGGTTTGCAATGGAGCGAGATACCGTTGGAAAATTGTCTTCAGAATTGCTGCAGCAGGACATCTCTTCAGACCATTCGGTTGGGGAGCAGATGCGTGAGCAATTATCAGAGTTTGAATCAAACTTTTTTGATTGTGTTACTCGTGGTAAAAATTCTTTTACCGATGATTTTTATGTTGTTGTTATCACTAAGCGTGAGCGGCTTATGCCAAATGTGATACGAAACTATTTTTTCCCCCGTCTATCATGCCCAACTCCTGACTATGATCAAGCGGTATATTTATACAATAGAAAAGATGACAACGTAGAGTTTTTATGGGTTATTCCATCCAAGCAGGCGGCAATAGAAATAAAACAAGACATGCTTATTCTTGATTCTTCCCATCATGAATTGTTGAGATTTGTATTAGATTTTTTTGATGGAACATTGGATGCACGAGCACGCGCGTATAATGATGAAGTACCAATAAAAAAGGAACCGATAGTATGATAGAAGAAACTGTTGAGCAAGTTGTTGAAGAAACTCCGGTTGAAGATACCATCCCGGTTGAACAAGAAGCTGCTCCGGCACAACAATCAGCAAAAGATAAAGATTCCAATCTTAGTATATTGAGACAGACAGCAGAGCGGGCTTCTCGTGAGCGCGATGAAGCAATAGAGCGCCTACGTAAATTAGAAGCAAGTAGAGCTCAACCTGAAGAGCCTGATGAGGATATTCAGATAAATTCTGATGATCTTATAGAAGGTAAGCATCTCAAAAAGGTCGTAGCGAGATATGAGAAGAAATTTAAGCAGTTAGAAGAGCAGCAACGCCAGTCACAGCAACAGGCTGCTGAATCATCTGCTATTTCTCTTTTAAGGTCGCAATATGCAGATTTTGATAAAGTAGTGACTTTAGAGAATGTACAGGCGTTTAGTGCTGCTTATCCCGAAATGGCTAAATCTATAAATTCAGCTTCTGATATATATGATAAAGCAGTCTCGGCATATACCCTGATAAAAAAGTTTAATATTTACGAAGAAACTCCGTTTGATTCTGAAAAACAAAGAGCTATTGCCAACTCGATAAAGCCACGCCCACTTTCTAGCGTTTCACCTCAACAAGGTGATAATCCATTGTCTCGCGCAAATGCATTTGCTAATGGATTGACTGAAGAGCTTAAGACTCAGTTGTTAAAAGAGATGAATGCTTACCGTAAAGCATATTAGATCTACTCATGTGTGTGGTAAGAGATTCGTTAGGGGTTCGCCTCATTCCAGCGAATCTCTTACCTTTTGTTGATCGTATAATTTGCGAAAAGTAGAGAGCAGGTGAATTTATTGCCTTTTCTTTCCTTCCTCTGGTATCTTTCGAATAGCGTATCTAAGCTTCGCTAGCTTATTCGGCGTATAGAGCATCGCCAACTCATATCGGCGTATCATGTCTCGCCAACATATCATCTACATACACATACTCTTTAAAAAAGGAGACAGCTGTGGCAATTACCACAACTAGCGTGTTGCCAGCGCCCGTCCAGCAATCGTTTAATTATAAACTGTTGTCTGTACCGGTGCCTAACATGATCCACAAGATACCGGCCATGAAGAAAAACATGCCGCGTAATGGTGGTACTACGCTTCGTATGCGTAGGTATAATCCGTTGAATACTGCGATGGTTCCATTAGGAAACTCTGGTGTAACGCCCCCGGCGCAAAACCTGACCGCGGTAGACATTGATGCGAAGATTTCGTTTTACGGTAAAGCTTAGGTGCCGTATGAATCAAGGCGTGAAATTGACCTATGTGCAACTCAACGAACAGGTAACTCTGCAAAATCAGGACCCTGTTTTGAATGAGTGTGCTGCGCGTCTTGGTGTGTCGCTAGACAAACTTGGCGACATTAAACTTTGCCTAAATACCTGGAAAATCTTACCGCGTAATGGCGAAGACAATCAGAGGGAACTTGACTCGAAGATAGGTCAAGACCCGCAGAGACTAAACGGTGAAGACATTCTAAAGATGTATGCTATAGTCCAAACCATTAAGAAATTAATGGAGAGGGGATTAACAAGACCCTCCGCCTATGCTTTTGCATAGGTCATAAAAAGTAATAGATTGAAGACAAACAGAGGATCAGTTGACTCGTGATATGCTTGCATCGACAGCATCGTTCATTAACTGTGTTGGTGGTGTCAACGGTAAACGTGTTGCCGTTGTAAAATCTTGGGTAATTGACTTGGACCCCGAAGTGGCCATCGGCTAACCGGAAACAAGGGCGAAGATTATGTGGATATCGTTTTTGGAAGAAAAGCCTAAATTAAATCGTCCGATTCTTATGAAAATAACTAGTTATTACGAATATAATGATGCTTTCGACCCGAGAAAAAATTTGTTTATGGGTTACTACTATGGAAAAGGTTGTGTGTACATAGATACCCGCATAGATGAAAATCAAGATGTGAAGGGTCTTGGATGGAAAGCTCATAAAGATCACGATTTGAAAGATGTTCTTTGGTACAAAAACTTATTATATAATCGCGCTGAACGACTAAATCCTGAGACATCCCGTCAGGGATGAAGCGATAGTCTAAACTGCATCGATAAGTTGCAGAGGCTGGATCGAAGAATCTGGCCCGCCCGTCTAAAGCCAAAGGCGAAGACAGGTCACACAAGTAATAGAGCGGACAATCCTACTGAAATAACTCGTTCTGATGTTGATGAAGTGGTTCGCACGCTTCTTTCTAACAATGCGTACACCATCATGGATTATATTGAAGGTGAAGATAAGTTTGGTACAGCGCCAGTTCGCGATGCTTATTTCGCGCTCTGTTCTACACAACTTACCGGTAACCTTGATGCAGTATCCGGATTCATTCAAAAGAACCAATATCCATCTCCGATGAATGCATTGCGTTCAGAATGGGGTGCAATTGGTAACCTTAGATTCCTTGTATCTTCTATCGGTTCAATGACTCCTAATGCATCCAGCCTTGGCAATACCGTATACAACATATTCTGTGTTGGTATGGAAGCATATGCATGTATTGAGCAAGACGGATATAGTGCGAGCTTTATCTATAGACCACCTATATATGATGGGCCATTAGCATTGAACGCTTCTGTAGGTTACAAGTTTGCAGAAGTTCCTCGAATCACAAACGATTTATGGATCATCAGCTTGCGCTGCACATTAGCGTAAAAGGAATAACTATGGACGGTACGATATTAGGACAAGGTACCTTTAATGCCTTTTATACTGGTGCAAATCCTGATCCAGGAAGCGCAACGGTACAAGCAGGTAATCAATACATTATTCAAATACCTTCTGGTGCAGACTGGTTAAAAGTATATAACTATACCAAATCTGGCGCAGTAGGTAGTGATGTAGTGTACTTTAATGGCACCGGTAATGCGTTTGCAGGAAACTACTTTTATTGGCAACTTGGGATGCCAGTAGGTGCTGCTATAGTGCATTACAATGCGAGCACAACAAGCGTATTAAATATAGATACGTTAGCTTCTGGCGGATTTACACTTTATGATCCATCTGGACAAAATCCTGCTGCATTACCATTAGTTGGACCTGCAGTAGCAACGACTGCTTCTACCAATGCAACACGACCAGTAGTTAGTACAGCAAACACAGCTGGTATTACTGTTGGTACAGTAGTTCGTATGAGCAATACTGCCCAAACAGATGTTAACGGTGTTGACATGGTAGTTGGTGCGGTAACGGTAAATACTAGCTTTGAGCTACTTACTGCTACAAATGCTCTTGCTACAGCCCCTGGTGCAATTGGTGGTGCTGGATTTTATCGAATTGTTAATACTAATCCTCTGTTCTACCCATGGCGTAGATATGTAGTAAACATTACTCAAGCATCTAATGCTCAAGTAAGTACTTCAGTTCCCCATGGTTTGACCGTTGGACAAGCAATTAGATTTGATATTCCAACACAATCAGGAATGGTTCAGCTTAATCCGACCGTGTACAATAACTATCTTCCATCATATATAGTTACCGTTATTGATGATTATAACTTCACCATTAACGTTAACACTGTTGGTTTTAGTGCATTTACATGGCCTACAATAGCGCAACAACCATCATCATTCCCTATCGTTGTTCCATTCGGTGAAAATACTGCAAGTGCATTGTTAAGCACGTATGCACAAACCCCATCGATTGCTGGGCAACAGATATTTAATACCAATACAGGAATTCTTGCTGATTCTACGGTTAATACCGGATTTCTTGGCATGATTCTTGGTAGTGGTGGGAATGGTACTGCATTAACAACGCCTATATCAGGACCTGCAGGAACGGTATCGTTCTCAACAGGAAATGTGATCACGGCAACTGACACTATGTATTGGGTCGCCGGAAAATCCACATTCGGTGGCTCATAATAAAATCAGTTTTTAACTTGTGACATAACGTCACCGGTTGATATCAAAGACGATCTTATTATTATTCGGTTATTAAGTGGTATACGATCCAGGGGGGCTGAGTATGCCCCCCTGTTATAAAGGAAAAAGCCATGGTAGCAAAAAAAGAAACCCCAAAAGTAAATCTCAAATATCTTCGTGATAAATCACGAGAGTTGGTCAAAGGGATATTTAAATTTTATGAAGTTCCTGGCGCTTTGATGAGTTTTAATTATAGAGAATTCAAAGAAGATCCGATTGAACGATTTGATCTTCTTGATGGTGAAGTGTATCAAATACCGCTTGGAGTAGCGCGTCATCTCAATAAAAACGGATGGTATCCAGAGTATGAGTTTGTACAAGGAGATCCTTCTGTTAAACAGTCACAATTTGGGCTGGATACCTCATTGAGATCAGCAAGTTTTGGTGGTGGAGCTGTTCAAAAGGTGACTAAAAAAGTGAGAAGATTCGGCTTTCAAAGTTTGGAATTTGTTGATATTGAGGATATGCCTAATTCAACATCATCAATAGTAACGGTTGAGTCTGTCTAATTAAAAAGGTGACAGTAATGAGTACCTGCTATGCGTATCCTAATCCAATATTTCAGCCCGCTATGCGCTTAATATCTGCTATAACAAATGCTAACCCAGCAACAATAACGACTACTTTTGATAACCAGTATAAAACCGGTCTTATTGTACGCCTTGATCTCCCACCAGCAGTCGGTATGCAGCAGGCAAATGGATTAACGGGAACCATTACTGTCATCAGTCCCACTACCTTCACCGTAAATATAGATACGACTAATTTTGATGTATTTGCTATCCCGATGTCCCCACCACCGCATGCAAATACTTGTGCTCAAGTCGTTCCTATCGGAGAGGTTAATGAGATACTATATTTAGCTACTCGAAATGTATTGCCATATCGATCATAAAAAAGGGAGATAGTTATGCCAGTAAATGCTCCAACAACAACGCTGCAGGCAATACAGACGAAGGTTAGGCGTTTGACGCGATCGCCGTCTATGTCTCAGCTGACTGATATCGATTTACAAAATTATATTAATACATTTGTTGTGTATGATTTTCCTGAACATCTTCGCATGTTCAACTTAAGAACTACCTATACCTTTGTATGTAATGCATTTCAGGATGCCTATCCAACAGATATAAACTCTTTTGCAGGGGTAACCACTAATCCATTGTACGATTTCCAAAATAAATATCTTAGTGTGCATGCTCCCTTCTACATTGCCGGTTACGACTCATTCTTTTCTCAATCAAGAGAGCAGTTCTATGGAATTTACCCATTTACTAACAACATTTCATCTATTGGTGTTACAGGAAACGGTATCACGCAGACGTTCACGGGCGTATTACCGCAAGCATCGGGGGGTGCTGTCCTGCTTAAAAGCAATGTACTGTTTAGTTCAGTTGACCCTAATGGGAATGGTTTATCCCTTGCTGATGTTCCACTCGTAGATCCGTCCACTGGCAATCAATCTGTTTTTGGGAACTTATATGTACCACAAACTCAGCCTACGATTCCTCCAACTACTAGTTCATTTGATTCAACTAACTATATTAACTATATTACTGGACAGTATACGATCACCTTTGTTGCACCTCCTGCAGCTGGAGCAACTATAAATAGCCAGACGGTTCCATCGATAGTGTCATTGCCCCAGGCGGTACTTTTCTACGATAATACATTCTACCTACGCCCAGTTCCTGATCAGCCGTATAACATTAATTTTGAAGCCTATATACGACCAACCTATTTAATGGAGACTACAGATTCTCCTGCTCTTAATGAGTGGTGGCAATATATAGCCTATGGAGCTGCTAAGAAGGTATTTGAAGATAGAATGGATACAGACTCAGTTCAGCAGATTATGCCTGAATATAGAAAACAGGAAACATTGTGTTTGAGGCGTACTATTGTTCAGTACACCAATGAACGAACAGCTACTATCTATACAGAAAGTCTTGGAAACCAATCTGGGAATGGATTTGGGTGGGGTGGGGGCCAATTTTGATGATATCTTTTGAATAAATTACGAAAGGAAATGTAGATGGCGTACAATCCAAACATTCCACAAGTGACTGATATTTTATCGCAGTCACAAGCAGATATTCTCGGAAACTTTCAAGCGCTCAGTCCATTTTTAAACGGAGTGACTAATTTTGCAGCTATATTTCCTGTTCTGTCATCAACTCCAACTACGAGTTCTTCAGAAGTATCGCTTTTTTCTGCACTTGATGGGTCTGGTAACCAGCAGCTCTACTATGGGCCTCCATCGAGTGGAACACCGATAAATTTGACCGGATCTGCAGGATTAACAGATGGTTGGGCATATCTTCCGTCCGGAATTCTGCTCAAATGGGGAACAACTACATGCGCCGTTAATACATTGAGCACTATTACCCTTCCTGTATTGAGTAGTACTCCTGTATTCAATTATCTGTTTTATGTATCGGCAGCACAGACATTTGCTGCTAGTCCTACTACATCTACACTTAATACATCAGTAAGTGCAGGTAATTTTACTGCGACTACGTTCCAAGTATGGCCAAATGCAACGACTGCTCCTCTAACAGGAACCGTATCTATCGTATATTTTGCAATAGGAGCATAAAATGGCATATGATCGTTTTTTAATAGCACCAATTAATTCTGGATTGCAAACTGATTTAAGACCGTGGCTTATTCCAGACGATGCATTTGCTCAACTTCAGAATGCATATGTATTTAGAGGTCGTGTTAGAAAACGATTTGGTTCTCGTTTGATGGGGACAGGTTGGTCTAGCCCGTCGGTTCAGGGACTCTATTCCCGGTTAGCAATTCCGTTGGGAAATACTAACGGTAGTGGGAATATATCGGTGTCAGTTCCAGGAACTGAATTTAATATTGGACAAGCGTTCTCGGTTGGTAATGAGATATTTACGGTCTATCAGATAGGGACACCAGGAGTTATGCTTACTACTGGTGCTTCAACAGTGCATACATACAACACGACAACGGGAGCCGTTGTTATTAACGGAGCTGCTGCAACGACTGAGACCTATTTTTATCCAGGGCAACCGGTAATGGGGCTCTGCAACTATGAATCGGGACCGATAAATAACCAACCATCCTATGCATTCGATACACAGTTTGCCTATGTATTTTCCGGTGGATTTTGGTCTCGATCAGGGTCGCCCATTTGGCATGGTACTTACACAGATTTCTTTTGGACCTGTAATTGGCAGAGCATTGTTATAAGTCCAGCGATTATGTTCGTAACTAATTTTTTTGTTGTTAATTATAATGGTGCCGGATCTGCTAACGATGATCCAATATGGTATTTTGATGGAACAACGTGGACGGCTGCTATTGGTGTTAATGGATTTTATTTTATGCCTACTCCAGTTGGTGGGCCTGTAGGAGCGCCACGTACTGGTCCTTTTATACAAACAGCGCGTATTATACTCCCCTTTAAAAATAGACTTATTCTATTGAATACGGTCGAAAATAATAATGCTGATTCTGATCCAACGTTAACTACTAATAAAAATTTTGTTAATCGGTGTCGATATTCGCATAATGGCAGTCCATTTTCAAACAATGCCTGGTATGAGGCCAATCAGATTGATACGAATGGAATACCTACTGGGATTGCTGATGGGGGTGGTTTTCTTGACGCAAGTACCGAAGAACAGATCGTTGGTGCTGAATTTATAAAAGATCGATTGGTAGTCTACTTTGAAAGAAGTACCTGGGAATTAGCATATACCGGTAATGAAGTTTTACCTTTTGTTTGGCAGAAGATAAATACTGAACTTGGATCGGAATCAACTTTCTCCATTGTTCCCTTTGATAAAGTTGTTCTTGGTATTGGTAATGTTGGGATCCATGCTTGTAATGGATCTAATGTAGAACGTATTGATAAAAAAATTCCCGATGAGATTTTTGATATACGCAGTAGTGGAAACTCTATAAAGCAAGTCGGCGGTATACGCGATTATTATGTTGAAATGGTCTATTGGACATTTCCAGCAGAAAATTTCAGTGGCACATTTCCCAATCAAGTTCTTTTATTTAATTACAGAGATGGTTCTTGGGCTCTGAATGATGATTGTATAACCTGCTTTGGCTATTACGAACAACAGCCATTTGCCACATGGGGTAATACATCATTGAGCTGGGGAGATATTAACTCTTCATGGGAGAGCGGTACTCTATCTGCTAATGCCCGCCAGGTTATAGCAGGAAACCAGCAAGGATATGTATTTATTATTGACGCTGATGTTTCCCGCAATGCCGCTGCAATGCAGATTAATAATATTGTCGCATCAGGTTCAGGTATCAATGTAAGCATTACCAATCACACGCTTGTTGCCGGCGATTATATATCCATAGAATATGCACAAGGAATTACCTTTCCCAATGGGCAAGTTATCTTTATGGTAAACGGGGTGATAAACGCGAATACAATCAACATAAATCCCACATCATTTACGGGAATCTATACTGGCGGTGGCCTAGCATCTCGTGTATCGATGATGCAGATACTATCAAAGCAATGGAATCCATATGTCAGTGATGGTAGCAATGTATATTTAGCAAAAATAGATTTTGGGGTTGAAAGAACATCATCTGGTCAGGTAACCGTTGATTATTATGCATCTGCAAGCCAATTATCAATGGTAAATGAGGCGATATCAACCGGTACAATAATGGGTACCAATGTTCTAGAAACTTACCCCTACAATCCTCTCCTTTATCCCTTTGAGCAGGTTCAGGATAGATTATGGCATCAGGTATATTTTCAAGGTGATGGGGAATGTATCCAGATTTATATATATTTGAGTCCATCGCAGATGACTAACAGTGCTATAGCATGGTCAGATTTCCAGCTAGAGGGGATTGTTATTTATACGATGAGTACCGCAGACAGATTACAGTAACTAAAAGGATAGCCATGGCAAATAGTACACTGTTTGGTGCATTTGTACCCACCACGAACATCTGGGATACCTCTCTTTTATATGAGGTTGATGTTACAAGCCCTCAATTTAAAGAGCTTTTTGTGCGCCTGTACCAGAATGTAAACTTGATTGCCATTGCGCTTAATCTGAAGGATACCGGTTACTATACCACTACAGAGTTTGTGAATGGGCAATCCTTTTTTCCTAATCCACTTTTAAACTCTACGACATCGACCGCTGCTACTTATAGGCAAGCGTTTAGAATAGTAATTAATTTTGGTGCATTGCCTGATTCAACGACAAAGTCAGTACCGCATACTATTCCTATTACCACAGCGGTAACATTTACGAGAATATATGGTGCGGCATCAGACACAACGGATAGTTTATATATACCATTGCCTTATGTGTCGACATCTGGCGACAGTGTTGAATTAAATTTAGATGGTACGAATGTTAATATTACAACATCAAGTGACATGAGTAGTTATACGATATGTTACGTTATAGTAGAATATTTAAAACAATAGGAGTGTATAATGGCAAAGTGTAGAGGTGGTGCATGTGCACTCAGAAATCTTGCAAAACAAAATGCAGCCGTTCCTGCACAAATTACTCCTCAAAATAATCCGCAAGCAGCACAGCAACTTGCAACTCAAAACTTACCCGCAATACAGCAATTGGCATATTCATTAGGACAGCGGTCTCCGCAACAATATGGAATTCAAAATTCACAAGGTCCTATGACGGGTCTGATTCCACAGCAAAATAATGGATTTCAACAGCAGAAACCTAGGATTCCTATTCCGCAACCTAATCAACAAAATACTGTTATTCCGCAAGGCCAAGTGCTTCATAGATCAGGAAAACAAAGAGGGAAATTTGGTAGAATTGTCTTAGGAAGCAGACCGGAAGTTTTCAATACTCCTAATTTTACGCCGTATCAAACCGAAGCCTTGAATTATTTATTGCAGTATGGACTCGGTGGTCTCGAAGATATAGACAATAATCAATTTGATTTTGGACCGATTGAAAATCAAGAACTTGAGAGGTTTTATACACAAACAATTCCTTCTCTTGCTGAACGATTTACTGCAATGGGCGGTCAAGGTGGCCAACGTTCAAGTGCTTTCCAAGGAGCATTAGGAAATGCGGGTCGCTTCTTAGGTAATGATCTTGCATCCCAGCAACAACAATATAATCTTCAACAACAGGGAAGGGACCAAAACTTGATTACTAATTTGTTGAGTTTTGGGTTATCGCCCCAGTTTTCAGCTAACCTAAATCAAGGTAAGAAAGGCGCATTACCATGGATAGCAAATGCGGGTTCACAGCTTGCTAAAGCAGGAATATCTGCTGCAATGATGGTTTAATAACAAAGGAATACAGATGTTTATAATACCGCAACAACAAGGAATTGGTGAGATCTTGGGACAAGGTCTCAACGATGTTGTATCACACTGGGCTGATAAACATACAACAGCTAAAGCGTTAAGGGGACTTGGATTTAGTGATGTTCAGGCAAAAGCATATTCCCATTTTAGTCCCCAAATACAACAGGAGGCCATAGCAGCAAAGCAACGCGAACAACAAAAACAGGAGGCTAATAGAGTAATAAGTCAAATTCTCGGTGAAGAGTTGCCACAACCGCAATATCAACAATCTATGAATCAGTTTCAACAACAACCGCAGCAACAAACTCAAATGATGCAGCAACCAAGACAAGAAAGACAACAGCAGGCTATTCAAGAAGCAACGAGCGTATTACAAAATCCTGCTTTCAGAAAACTACAGGAACAGCAACAGCAGGGAGCGGCACTTCAGCAACAACAGTTGGCACAGCAATTTGGACAATCACACGGCAAACAGCAGCCTACCCCGGAACAGAACGCGATTGCTCAGGCAGAATCTAAACGAGAACAGAAAGAGAAAACACCTAAGGAACGATTAGAACAAATAAGAAATCAGAAGCGTGCTCTTGCCTCAGCGGGTCTTAGCCCTATTGATCGTCTCTTTGTTCAGAATGAACTCACTAATCAAGAGAGTGCTCTTAGAAGAGAGATGGAGCAAGAAAAAAAACAGTCGTTGGAAGAAAGGAAATTTGGTTACCAGAAGCAGAAAAATATTGATAAGGAAACGCTTCCCACCTATCAAAAAATAAACGAATCAGCAAAAGGAGCATACGATAGTAATTTGAGATTAGGAAGAATGGAAAAACTTATTGATGACGGACGTGTTCAATCTGGCGTTTTTTTTAGAGGTTTGCAAGCCTTAGAAGAGGTGCCTTATATTGGCAAACTTGCTGGTATCATCAGTGCAGCAGTTACGAATACTAATACCCAAGAATTTAAAAAACTTAGTGCTGACTTTGTTAAGGATGCTAAACAGTTCTTTGGAAGTCGTGTTACTGAAAATGAAGTACAACTATTTTTAGAAACAGTGCCTTCGTTAGTGCAAACTGCAGATGGACAGAAACGTGTCATACATAACATGAGACTTGTGAATGAGGCTGCAAAGGTAAGAAAATCCACAATGGATGAGCTTATTAAAGAAAATAATGGAGAGCGTCCAATGGACCTAGAATCTTTAATAGAAAAAAGGTCATCTGAGAAGTTAGATAATATTGCAAAAAGATTCGTAGACGAAATAAGGGATACACACGTAAGTCCTAAATCGCCCATAAGGTGGTTCAACTGAAACTGATGTATATAGTTTAAGTAGCATTACTTATTTTTCTTATTACTGCGCACAGTAATTGTATTAATAGAAATGGAATCATTATTGCAAGTGACGTGTATCCTATTACGAATATAGGAACTAATAGTTCAGGAACTATTAAAAATATAGCAGCCACTGCAATGCATATAATTACAAAATTTTTCTGAATAAGTTCTTTCATTGTAGTACCCCGTCTCGTTTCAATTTTTCTACTACTGCAGTAAATACATACTGCGTTATAGTCATGTTTATGGATAATACATAGCGTTTTATCTTCTCATGAAGTTCTGGCGCGATATTTGCAACTAATCGCTTATAAGTTGGTTCAACCTTTAAAAAGGGTTGCTATGACGTTCGAAGATAAGAACCGACTCACCATTAAGTACATTTTAATTGTACATAATATGCGGGTTGGTTAAGCTGAAAACTGCCATCCAAGCAGTTGACGGGTAACTCACCCGTCAGCTTTGTTTACAGAAGCCGGAAGGACGGGAATCCTTCTGGCTTCCAACACTTAACAACCAATGAAACGTATGTATATTTCTTATATAGTTTAAGTAGCATTACTATCACTGATTCTAATGCCCGTATTACTATAAAGAATGCACAATAGGAAAGTGCGAAAGTCATAATCATAATGCCTCCATTTGGGAGCTATATAGTTATTTATGTTTTTCTTCTCTAACAATCTTTTCTGTGATTGCCTGTAATAGCCATGTTCTTAGGGGAATGCCGAGGTCTAGAGCCCTTTGCTTTAGATCTTTTATGAGCTCGGTATCTACCCGAAAACCTATCTGTCTATAATCTATCTTTTTCATGATCAATCCTTATTAACTTATTATCATGATAACATATTATAATAACATTGCAAGTTTAGAAAGAGTTTGGTCTACTAGGGGTAAGCATCACTCATTAAAAAAGGAGTAGGCAATGGGAGTTAATCGTACCTATCCAAATGTTGGATATGGGCTCTCCGACGCACTTTTAAACGTCTTTCCAGCACCTATTGTATCAACACGAAACCCTACGGCAAATGACACCGCCCAGTTTGGGACAGTATGGGTCAATAAATCCGCAAATTCCTTCTACGTTCTGACGTCTGTTGTTGCGGGTAATTCTACCTGGACAGCTCCAGCTAGTGGAGCAGGAGTATTTACTTCTGTAGAGGCTACTACGGGCAATATTACTGCTGATGTAGGCAATATAGTTGCTACGGCAGGAAATCTAACAGTTACAGCGGGTAATGTATTGGTTAGCGCAGGGACCATTACGGCTACTGCAGGTAAGATATCCGGATATTCATTGGAAGCAACAATCGGCAATATCGTTGCTGATACTGGCAATGTAAATCTAACCGCCGGTAATATTAACGTCACCTTGGGTAATATTTTTTGTCCATTAGGGTTTGTAGAAGGGGCTACCGTTACCGCGACTGGTGATTTGGGAGGTTTAACATCTCAAACTGCATTTACTAATGTTGTTAATACAACACAGAGTAGTGGATCATTAACATTGTTGTCGGCTAATGCTAACAATGGTACTAATGCAGGATTTTTAAAGATATATGTAGGAACAGTTACGGCATATGTGCCGTATTTCACATCAATAACCCCAGCGTAAAAGAAAGGGATGCCTTATGGATATGAAGAATCATATCGAGTTTGAGATAGTAAAGAACGAGAGAACCTATCGCTTTTGTATGCCAGCAGGAGCTCCTTTTGGAGAAATCTATGATGCTGCATTTGAAGTACTGACTGAGGTGACTCGTTTGGCACAAGATGCTGCTGAAAAAGCTAAGCCAAAAGAGCTTACCGAAGGGCAGTAGCAATGGCTGCACAAAATAAAGTACAAGCGGTAGCATTATCCATTTTCAATTCGGCATCAATAACAACAAGTTATCAAATAATAAACACCGGTGGTCTTTCGGCAGCCTGTTTTTTGATACGGGTCGTTAACGCATCTGATGAGAATATCATCATAAGCTATGACGGGGTTACGGATAATGAAGTAGTCCTTTCCGATTCGGCAGTGTATTTAGACTTTCAAGCTAATGCCCAACCAACAGGATGGACTTCATTATTGGCTAAGGGGACGGTCGTATATGCTAAAGGAACTGCGGGGACGGGAACCATATATCTTAGCGGCTATTACATAGCGCAATAAAAAAAGGAGAGTAGTATGGGGTCTTTAGCAATTCGAATAATGCCTGAGCCAGTACGTTCATTAGCATTTGGCTCTATCAGTGCTGCATATATGCCTATAGGTACTTCTTTTGCCAATCCAGTACGTATATTTTTTATACAAAATCTTACTGATGCATTGCTGATGTTTTCGTTCAATGGTATTGATGATAATTTTCCTTTGCCACCATCCAGTTTTTTACTACTTGACGTAACAGCAAATAGAACAGTGTCCCAGGGATTTTATATTGCTGAAGGGACCTTTATCTATGTAAAAGAGATAGGTACCCCTACGCTGGGATCAGTATATGTGTCTGTGTTTTATGGCATAGATATTTAAGGAGCTCCTATGAGTCAGGCTGGTCGTTTTCTTGATAACTCTGGGGGGATGGGACCTATACAAACGATTACCGGGAATACCGGTGGTCCGGTAGGTCCTGACGGTTCTGGAAATATTAATGTAGTTGGTGGTAATAATATTACTGTGGCGGGAGATGCTGCAACTAATACTGAAACAGTAAGTGTCACCGGTACTACAAATCATGCAGTTCAAGTTGGTAACGCTTCTGGATCATTAACATCCATCCCTGTTGGAACCAATGGGGAACTACTCATTGGCGCAACCGGAGCCAATCCAGCATTCGCATTACTTACATCAACCGGTGGAACCATCGCCTTTACTGTAGGACCCAATTCTCTCAATTTAGAAGCATCGGGAGAAGTGGCCCTTACCTTTGATGGTGATACCGGAACTGCAGCACCATCCGGTGGTGTAATAAAAATATTAGGTGACCCTAACATAACAACTATTGCTTCTGGTAATGAAATACAGATAACACTGAACAAAAGTTTTGTTATAGGGTTTACCTCCGTAACTACGACTCCCTATGTTGTATTATCAACGGATAATTTTCTTGGTGTTACCACTTCTGCATTAGCTATAACGGTAGAATTACCCAATGCACCGGCAACAGGACGCATATTTATCATAAAAGACTCAACGGGTGATTCAGCAACTAATCCAATAACAATAACTACCGTTGGTGGATCAGTAGACATTGATGGAGGTACTTCGTACACCATTAATACTGATTATGAGGCTATAAACGTCTTATTTGATGGAACTGGTTACGAAATATATTAAAAGGAATATAAATGGCATATGTCGGTCCATTTCCCATACAGGTAAAAGACGGTGGGACGGGTGATTCTACGCTTACTATTCATGGTGTATTAATTGGTGATGCAACAGGTAATGTTTCTACAACAGCAGCAGGAACAAATGGTGAAGTTTTAATAGCAGCGACCGGAGCTAATCCGGCTTTTGCAGCGCTGACCTCAACAGGAGGTACTGTAATATTTACTCCGGGTGCTAATAGTTTGAATTTAGAAACTGGTTCCTCTGTAGCTATTACCTTTGATACCGGTTCAGGTAGCGCTACTCCTTCAGCAAATACAATTACTATTGCAGGGGGTACTGGGATTACTACATCGGGTTCAGGTTCAACCGTTACTATTACTTCTACTGTAGCAGGTGGCATACAGATAATAGACGGAAATTCGGGATCGGTTACTGGATCAACGGTCACCCTAACCACGGGTGCATCTAACGCAAATGGAACCACCAAGTTCACTGGTTCTGGTACCATAATGACGATGACATTTAATGATTCAGGCGAAAATATAGGTATAGGACCGAGTGTATTTGAATCTATGGCTGGCGGTGGCTATAATATGGCAATTGGCGAGTTGGCTGGAGCAAGTATAACTACGGGAAGTTATAACGAGTTAATAGGATTTTCTGCGCTCGTTACAGGAACCGGAGATGGAAACGTTGTAATTGGACATAATGGATTAAATCAGTTGCTCGGTGGAAGTTATAACGTTGGCATTGGATATGAAGCAGGAATTGCCTACACCGGTGCTGAAAGCAGTAATATTCTTATTAATTCACCTGGTACCATTGGAGATTCCTATACTCTACGCATAGGTGATGCAACCGGTACGGGAAATCCTCGATATCTTAATGCCGCATATATTTGTGGAATAAATGGAATCAATGTAGGTTCAGTTGCTTCGGTAGTATCAATCAGTGGTGATCAGTTAGGTTTTACGACCTTAACGGCTGGTGCGAATGTTACTATAACGCCCGGTGCTAAGACTATCACTATTGCGGCGGGAAGTGGTTCAGGTGCAATTACCTTTGATACAGGAAGTGGAACCGCTACCACCTCTGCAAATACAATTACTATCGCAGGCTCAGGAGATGTAACTACATCAGGAACTGGGTCTACAGTTACTGTTACAGGATCAGGTGCAAATACATTTAATGCAGGAACAGGAAGCGCAACAGCATCTTCCAATGCAATTACTATTGCTGGTGGTACTGGCATAGTAACAACCGCAACTGGATCAACGGTTACTATTACGGCTAGCGGCGAAGCAATGACGTTTGATTCAGATAGTGGAAGTGCTACTCCTTCTGCAGGAACGATCACTATGCACGGAGCGGGAGATATAACTACATCAGCAACTGGATCTACTGTTACGTTTACTGGTGCAGGAACTACCACATTTGATGCAGATAGTGGTAGTGCAACAGCTTCGTCAAATACGATTACTATAGCAGGTGGTACTGGCATAAATACCTCAGCAACTGGCGCAACGGTCACGGTTAATCTTACTCATCCAGTATCAGTAGCAGATGGTGGTACGGGTGCTGCTACCCTGACCGCGCATAGCGTATTATTAGGAGAAGGCACCAGTGCAATCTCTAATACAGGTACTGGCACTGCTGGCCAAGTCATAGTCAGTGGTGGTTCATCTGCTGATCCAGCATGGGTTACACCTACTGCAGGTACCGGACTTACGGTAACCGAAAATGCAACTACCTTATCCTTTGGATTATCTACACCGGTATCCGTAGCAAATGGTGGTACGGGTGCTGCTACATTTACGGCAGATTCATTGCTCATCGGTAATGGTACCGGTGCTATAACTGCCCTTGGTGCTGCCACCAATGGACAGATTCCAATTGGTTCTACCAGTGCTGCTCCGGTACTATCAACAATCACCGCAGGATCCAACGTCACCGTAACCAATGGTGCTGGTTCTATCACCATTGCTGCTGGCAGTGGATCTGGTGCTACCACATTTGATGCAGATAGTGGTAGTGCAACAACTTCATCAAATACGATTACTATAGCAGGTGGTACTGGCATAAATACCTCAGCAACTGGCGCAACGGTCACGGTTAATCTTACTCATCCAGTATCAGTAGCAGATGGTGGTACGGGTGCTGCTACCCTGACCGGCGTACTAATAGGAAATGGTACCTCTGCAGTTACGGGCAATGCAGTAACTCAATATGATGTTCTGGTTGGTGGTGCAACTAATGCTATAAGTTCAATAGCACCGTCAGCAACAGCGGGAGTTCCCCTCATATCAGGAGGTTCTGCAGCAAATCCATCATTTGGCACTGCAGTTGTTGCTGGAGGAGGGACTGGCGCTACCACTTTAGCATCTGACGGTGTTTTAATAGGCAACGGAACGAGCGCGGTAACCGCTACGGCTGCAGGAACTAATGGTGAAGTTCTTATAGCAGCAACATCAGCAGCGCCGGCATTTGCCGCATTAACATCAACCGGTGGCACTATAACCTACACTCTCGGTGTAAACACTCTTAATTTAGAAACGACAAGCACTGGTTCAGGCATAGTCACATTGGATGGAAATTCTGGGTCTGCAACAGGGTCAACGGTAACAATAACTACCGGCACATCTAATACTCAAGGTACAGCATTATTTACCGGTTCTTCAGCCAAATTGACTTTAACCTTTGATAATCTTTCAACAGGAAATATAGGATTAGGTTATAACAGTTTAAGTGGCGCTTCATTGAGTGGTGATAACAATGCATGTTATGGATACAGAACGGGTGTAGCTATTACATCTGGTAGTGCTAATACATGCGTAGGTATTTCATGTGGGGAAAACACTACCACTGGAAGCTCTAACACATATGTAGGATATGTTGCAGGATTCAATTTCACGACTGGCAGCGAAAATGTAGGTATAGGGTATATGGCTTGTGGTTCCACTTCAACTGTGACTGGATCGAATAATATATGTATAGGAGCTTTAACTGCCGCCAATTATGATGCGGCAGAAAGTTCTAATATATTGATTGCCAATTCTGGAACAGCTGGCGAGTCAAATGTATTGAGAATAGGAACCGCAACAGGGACGAGTACTGGTGATCTTAACAAAGCTTTTATAGCAGGTATTACCGGAATAACTGTTACTGGTGTCGCTATTCTCATATCCAGCGGAAATCAACTTGGAGTTGCAGCGTCGTCGCAGCGATTCAAAAATGACATACAATCAATGACCAATGAGAGCAATCTATTATATAAGGTGCGGCCAGTATCATTTGTCTGGAATAAGGATTCATCACCGGGACTTGCCGATGCTACCGATGATCGTCAATTTGGATTGATAGCAGAAGAGGTACATGCTATCGCACCATCGATGGTAAATATGGATAAAGAAGGTAAGCCATTTAATATTAGCTATGAAAAGTTTATTCCATTACTGATAAATGAATTACAGAGATTAGCAAAACGAGTAGAAGAACTAGAAAACTAGGAGTATAAATGAGTAAACGTTTAACGGGGTTAAATCCCTTAGCATACATTGGAGTGGAGTCTTTGACCCCTCCCTCCATGTACCTTTCAAATACATCACCTACATCCAGTGACTCACGCAATTTTAACCTGGGTGATATGTGGCTCAATAAAGAAACACAGGTTCTCTATATATTAGTAAGCCTTGCGGCGGGCGTTGCTACATGGGTAGCAGCACCAGGAGCTACAACAACATTTGTGACCGATGGTGGATCAGCGGTTGATTTTGCTGGTATTATAAATATTTTTGGTGGCAATAGTATTGATACCACGGCATCGGGTAATACTATCACCATAAACTTACAGAATGATATTACTGTTGATGGCATACGGGTTACTTCATTGACTGATGGGGTGATACAGGGTGATTCAACAGGAATTTTATTTGCGAGTAATGGTACCGATGGTCAGCTATTGATAGGTGGTGGCACTGCGCCTGAATGGGCACCCCTTACATCTCTTGATGGCTCTATAGATTTCACACTCGGCAACAATTCTTTGGATCTTTCTGTGGCTTCGGGCGCTGGCGCAGATAGCTTTGTGACTGATTCCGGAACCGCAACGCCATCGGGTGGCGCAATTGATATTGTGGGTGGTGGCACAACGATAACAACTTCAGCAACAGGTAATATTGTCACCGTAGAGATTCCAAACGCTACTAATGGCCAACTTATCATTGGTAGCACCGGCAATCCGGTAGCCTTTGGTAACATCACTTCATTGGACGGTTCTATTACCGTTGCTAATGGATCTAATACGATAGATCTTTCAGCTCCTACGGCATCAGGCACTACAACGTTTCACACGGGCAGTGGTACAGCTACAGAGGCTGGTGGCGCTATCACCATTACGGGTAGTTCTGTACTTGATACAACGGGTTCTGGTTCTACAGTTACGGTTGGATTGACTTCTTCTACCAATGGTCAGCTTATCATCGGGCATACGTCAGGTAATCCAGCGTGGGCTAATCTTACCTCTATGGGTGGCACGGTTACGATTACCAATGGTGCCAGTACCATCAATCTTGAAGCAACTGGTGGCGGATCGAGTGGTGCATCGACATTTATCACGGACTCGGGCAATGCTCTTGAGGTTTTGGGTGATATTACTATGGCAGGTGGTACTAATATAAGTACCTCTGGATCTGGTCAGACCGTTACATTTAATGTATCTGGTACGACTAATAACAGTATATTGCGGGGTAATTCTAGTGGTGGTATATCCTCCCTTTCTGCTGCTACAAACGGCCAAGTTTTGCTTGGATCTACTGGTGCTTCTCCAGCATTTGCCACACTGACCTCAACGGGTGGGACTATTACCTTCACGCCGGGTGCAGCGAGTCTCAATTTAGAGGCAGTTGGTGGTGCGGGTGGTGGTATTATAGTTACCACATTTATGTCGTCAGGGACCTGGACTAAGAATGTTAATACTCAGTATGTAGAAGTCTATGGCTGGTGTGGTGGTGGCGGAGGGGGTTCTGGTGCCCGGAGTAGTACTCCAGGTTCAGCACAACAAGGTGGCGGAGGAGGAGGTGCTGGATCTGCATTTAGATTTGGTGGCCCCGAGATGTTCTTTGGAGCGACTGAGACTGTCATGGTTGGCGCAGGCGGTTTAGGCGCTGCCGGTCAGACAATTAACAATACGGGTGGGCTCTTGGGTTCGAATGGTGGCGTCAGTTCATTTGGCAATATATCTGTGCCAGTATTTGTTTCGAATAGTATAAATGATACGGCGGCCTACCAAGGGGGTGGTGGCGGTAACACTATTGAGCAAAATATTGCTTCTGGTGGTGGTGGCGTATTCCTGGACTCGCTCACAACACGTACCTTTGTAGCGTCATTGTCGGTTCAATCCCGCACTGTGTTACCTAAATATGGTAATGGCGGCAAGAATAGTGTAACTAATGGGGCAGCGGGAGCATATGGGGGTGGTGATGGCACACCAAGTTTTGCTTTTATCTATAATCTACCGACATCGGGTGGTCAGGGGGGTACAGCAAGTACTACTACTGCATATTCTGGTGGTGCTGGTGGTGATATGTATGCCATTGATGGTACTACGATACTTGTGAATGGTGGTACAGGCGGTATTGAGACAGGCACTATAAACGGTGGCAATGGTAATCCTATGCCGACGAGGGGTGGTTTGGTCTATGGTGGTACCGGTGGAGGTGGTGGTGGTGGACAGAAATCAGGTGGTGTAGCAGGCATCGGTGGTAAAGGTGGACTTCCTGGTGCTGGCGGTGGCGGAGGCGGAGGATCATTTAATGGTACACTTTCTGGTGCCGGTGGTAATGGTGCAGATGGCTTTGTATTAGTATTGGAGTACTTATGATAAGTCGTTGGGCAGTTATTGATGAAAAGACTCAAGAGGTTAAGAGTGTGATTAAATGGGATGGAGAGACTCCCTTTAAGCAACGGCCTGGTCTTTACATGATTCAATCGGATACCGCATGTCCTGGTGACATTTATGTACCTAAAAAGAAGATATTTACTAAACAAGAGAAAAATGAGCAGGTGGCAGTGGTGGTGGATTAGTAATAGTAATAGAGTATCTCTAGAAAGAGTTGTTCCTTTTCCATTTTTTTCCCCACTTCTTATTGAGTGGGGATTTTCTTTAGAGGATCAATATTTTCGTATCTCTCTAAGCAATCTTTTATAAAGCAGTGATCGGTGAACTGCGGTTCGAAAACTTTATGAATAAGTTCCGATACCGCAATCCAATGGGGGTCATGTTCATCTTTAGATACCTGCACAAACAGCTCTTGCTGACTGCCATCATCATTTTTGAGTGCTGAGCATAGAGTTCCATAGGCTGCATAGTCATAACGAGTAGGAGGAGCTGAATAACGAATAAGTGGCTTTATAGCTACAACGCATTCGTTCATTACGGTTCCTTTTTTTTGTTAATGCTAGCATATACTATGGCAGTTCGTGACAAAATGTCACGGTGTTATTGGTGCCCGACGAACTGTTTGGCCACATTTACCTTTAAGGCTTATAACACCGAACTTTTGTATTATGATTGGTCTTTTAACCAACTTCTCTATCCCTCTATCTGAGTATCCAAACATTTTCGCTAGTATTATAGGAGGATACCCCGTCAGAAGCTTTTCAACTATAATAATAGCTTCTTCATTACTTATTTTGAGGTTTTTACCTTTACGAATAGTATCATATCTATTATGAGAACGAGTACCAATGAATATATGTAAAGGATTTACACAGGTTCGTACATCGCAAGAGTGGCAGCAACATAGGGCAGTTGGGATAGATGCTTTATAATAAATCTCCCACACTAATCTATGTGCAGATATTGGAAACGCGGATCGTTTTTTAGAGTTATATACTTTAAACCAACCATAACCAGCTTTTTTGGTGACCGGTCCTTTCCACATCCAACATTCTGTAGGGCTTTTTATGTCTACGTTGGACCAGAACTTTGCTTCAATACGTACTCTTTCTCCAGGAGAAGCTGAAGCAAGATACATAATAGATCCTGTTATTTTACTATATTTTAATTATTTGTTGCCATTGCGTGCTGCCTTTATCTGCCTGATGCGTGTTAAAGAAGATATGAACTTATTTTTTGGCATATCAGCAAGATTCATGATGCGCAATCCTTCTAATACCTGTTCACCAATATCAGAATATTCAACGAGTTCATACTCTAACTGTTCTAACTGATCTTGGGAGATAGTATCAGCACTTTGCTCTTTAGGATTGTAC